TGAACGAACTGTTCGGAATTGCCGACTAGTTGAACGAAGCCGAGAAGCGGGCGCGGCTTCAACGAATTGTTAGCTGGCATCTACGCGGAGGAATTATGCAACGCGACGAATACATGGAAGAAATCAGCAACAAGATTCGATCCGGCGAGCCGGTTGGATTCTTGGAGGCGATTGCAGCGATCAATTATCAAGCCACGCTGAAAGCAGAGAGAGAGGCTGCGGTGGCTGCGACGCTGCGTGGCCGGATCAAGAGATGGCTGCAACGCAAAACCGACTGGCTGCGTGCCAGCTAACACTGGAATTAACCGGAGCCGCGAAGCGGCTTCCGGTTGAATGACTTGTTATGCCCAGTCCACAAGAGGAAAGGCGATGAATGCAGCAACAAGAATTATAAAGGAACTTTCGGAGTCTCAGGCAGACGCACGCGCTTACCGGCTGGCTACAGAAGCAGCAGAGGAGTTTATCAGATGCAACGGGATTCCGACGGACGTGCCAGACCAGTTCATCATTACTGGAGCAGATGTTGCAGACGAATACGCGATGCAGTGCATTGAGCACCTGAAGTGGGTTGGAGAATGTGTTGCTTTTGAACAGGGGGAGGATGTTGTCGTGTTGCTTGGTGATTACACGCTTGAGTCGCTTGCATGAACAAGGTTTTGAGCTTTCCGGCGTCCACCACGGCACTGCCGGAACAGGCCCTAGCGTCTGCGCTTTCATACGCGGAAGCCGGGCGGCTACAGGATGTGCTTATTGTTGGATACGACGACGAAGGCGATCTTTACGTTAGATCATCACGAATGGATCGGAAAGACGCGCTTTGGCTTTCCGAACAGTTGCGACAATATGCATTGGGCGGGGCATAACAACCATTAGACCCCACATCCGGGGTACTACGCATTGAGATTCGACGTTATCTCCAGCTTCTAAGGACTATTACCATGCCCATCAAACAACGCTTCAACGTGTGTGCCGCCAAGTCCTACGGGCGTAACGGCGAGCAGAAAAAACAGTGGATTCGTGTCGGTCGTGCCGTCGAGTGGGATGACGGCAACATCCAGATCGAGCTGGACACGGTTCCGGTCGGCAACTGGTTCGATGGCCGCCTGAGCCTGTTCGTCGAGGACGGTCAGCGCCAGGCGCAACCCGCGCGATCCGACGACGTGCCACTGTGACTCCGCTGTTGCGGTAAACGCATCACCTGCCTACACTCGACTTTCTTTGACGGGACAGCGGCGCGAGTCGTTGGCTGGCCGGCACCAGTCTAACCGTCACCCTATTCTGCCCTGCCGGGGGATCTGTGATCGACTTCAAGGCCATTCGTGCCACCAATCCCATCGCCGATGTCGTCAACTGCTACCTGCCGCTGACGCGCCGTGGTTCCGAGTTCGTCGCGCGCTGCCCGTTCCACAACGATTCCAGTCCATCGTTCTGCGTCGTCCCGAAACATGACCGTGCGTTCTGCATGTCGTGCGGGTGGCATGGCGACGTGGTGGACTTCATTGCCGAGTTCGATGGCATCGACACCGCCGAGGCCGCGCGCCGGCTGACGGGCGACGAGCTTCCCAGCGAACGCCCGCGCCTGCCCGATCTTCCGCCCGATGAGGCGAGTGACTGGACGCCGATCATCCCCGCGCCTGCGCACGCGCCGGCTTACGATCCCGAGGCGACGTACAACCCGCGCCGTGGCCGCGTCGTCAACTGGCGCAGGAACATGACCCGCTGTGACGTGTACCGGGCGTCCGATGGCACCGTGATCGGCTACGTCGTGCGACTAGAGATCGAGGGCAAGAAACTGACCCCGACCGTGACGTGGGCACGGCACGCCGATGGCCGCGAGTGCTGGGCGTCGGTCAAGTTCCCGAATCCGCGCCCGCTGCAGGGGTTGGATGATCTCGCCGCGCGCCCCGATGCGTCCGTGCTGGTCGTCTCCGGCGAGAAGTGCTGCGAGGCCGGCGCCCGATGGCTGCCCGGATTTGTGACCGTGACGTGGCCTGGCGGCGACAACAACGTGCTGCGCGCGGACTGGACGCCGCTGCACGGCCGCCGCGTGACGTTGTGGCCCGATGCTGACCAGTCTGGGATTGAGGCGTGCCAGCGGCTCGCACAGGCGCTCCACGGCCATGTCAGCGAGGTGCGCGTCATCGACCCGTCCGGCGAGCCAGAGGGCTGGGACATCGCCGACGGCGTTGCGGCAGGCATGGACACGGCTGCGCTGAGGAATTGGGCTGCGGCGCGCGTGTCGGTCTGGACGCCGCATGAACCGCCCAAAAAAAAAGCCCCGGTAGGGGAGTCCGGGGCTGATCTCGGTGGCACCAGGGAGGGGGGTGATCGAGACGGTTCCGATGGTAGTGCAACAGATGCGGGTGACGCAACGCTAGACATCTGGCCGGACCCGATAAACCTGTTGGGGACATTCGAGCCGCCGGTCGTCCGTGCCGAGTGGCTGCCGCAACCTGTGGTCGATTTCGTGTTCGAGCAGGCTGATCTGGTGGGCGCCGATCCGTCGACAATGGCGCTGTCCGTGATCGTCGCGTGCGCGTCGGCCATCCACGACGGAATCGGCCTGCAGCCGAAACGCCATGATCCGACCTGGATCGAACACGCGCGCCTGTGGGGTGCCATCGTCGGCGATCCGTCGACTCGCAAGACGCCGGTCATCAAGGCCGCCGTGAGCCGCCTGCGGAACATCGACCGCCAGAAAGCCGAGACATCGGCCGGAAAACTGGCGGACTACGAGCGCGAGCTGAAAGTCTACAAAAAACGCGAGGCGGCCTGGATCAACGCCGACGCTCGTGGTGACGCGGCCGGATCGCTACCGGAGCCGCCGGAGCCGCCGACGTGCGAGCGCCTGATTGTCGAGGACATCACCATCGAGGCGATGTCGAACGTCCTGAAGGACAACGACCGCGGCGTGCTGGTCATCACCGACGAGCTGTCCGGCTGGTTCGGCAGCATGGACGCGTACAAGGGCAGCGGCGGCAAGGACCGCGGCCTGTGGCTGGAGATTTACAATGGCGGCCCGAAACGCGTGGATCGCGTCATGCGCGGCTCGATCCTCGTGCCGAACTGGTCGGCGTCGATGCTGGGCGGCATCCAGCCCGAGGCGATCCGGCGGATCTCGACGCAGCTGTACGACGACGGCCTGATGCAGCGGTTCATGGTCGTGTGCGGCCGTCCGGTGCCCGGTGGCAGTCAAGACCGCCCGCCGAACATGGACGCGATCAACGCCTACAGGACGCTGCTGGACGAGCTGTATTCGATCCAGCCGGGCGAGCGTGCCGTCACCCTATCCAACGGTGCCCACGACTGGCGCGAGCGCATGACGGCGTTCTCGCACGGGCTAACGCAGGCCGAGATGCTGACGACATCGTTCCGGTCGCACCTAGGCAAGTGGGACGGGCTGTTTGCGCGTCTGCTGCTGGCGTACCACTGCATCGAGTGCCGCAGCGCCCGCGTCCATCCGGCCATGCAGCCCGTGTCCGAGGACACCGCCAAGCGCGTCCATGACTTCATGCGGTACTTCCTGTTCCCGCACGCATCGTCGTTCTACATGGGCGTCCTGGCGCGTTCCGAGCGCGATTCCGCGGCCGACTGGATCGCCGAGTGGATTCTGGCCGACCGCCGCGGGATGGTCAGCCTGCGCGAGATCATGCAGTCCTACAAGCGGTGGCGCGCTATGCCGGACTGGCAGCAGCGGCTGGTCATGCGTTCGCTGGAGGACGCTGGCTGGATCATGGCGGACGGCGAGACTATCGAGCGCCGTGTGAACCGCTGGGTCGTCAACCCGAAGGTGCACGCCCTGTTCGGGGCGCAGGCGGCCATCGCTGCGGAGCGGAAACAGCGGTCGAGGGAGCTGGTCAGGGAGGCGTTCTCGGCGCCTGAGTGACAGGTCAACAAAGTCAACAACGGTCACGGAGTCGCTGAGTAGGAACTCTAATCCATAAATGGCGAAACCGGACAACACGGTCAACTTCTGTGGATAAGTGGCCTCAAACGTTGACTTTGTTGTATGTATACACAGGAGGAGAATTTTTCAAAATCCTCTTGATTTAACAAAATCTTAACATCGCACCCGCCGCGAAAATACTTCCGCCTGGGCGCGCAAGCAACAAGGACAACACGCCGATGACCAGAACCGAACGTAAGCGTCTAGCTCTACATCTCCACGTCAACCGCATCCGCAAGCTGAAGCACAACGCCTACTACGCGGCATTCCAGTGGGCAGTCGACACTGGCCGTCTGAACCTGGACGACCTGCTGGCGATGGATCGCGCTGCGCTTGACGCGGCATACGAGCAGCTGACCAGCTGACTGTCTAGCGTTGCGCAAAACGCACTACGGGGGTAATTTCGGGTCATGGCATTCGCGCAGGAAAAACTGGATCACATCGTCGAGCGGCTGTCGCAGGGCATCCCGTTGACCACGATCTGCCGCGAGGCCAAGGAAACCGATCCGAGCTTCCCTGCGCCGCGCACGGTTCGGGACTGGGAGGCAGCAGACCCGGAGGTAGCCGCCGCCATCGCACGCGCGCGAGAGGTCGGCCAGGAGGCGCTGTTTGAGCAGTGTCTGGAGATCGCCGACGACGAGGCGCACGACTGGCAGCTGTCCAAGAAGGGGGCCGTGACGGACGAGGTTGCCATCGGCCGCGCCAAGCTGCGGGTCTGGACGCGCATGGAGCTGCTGAAGCGGCTGAACCCGCGCAAGTACGGCGACCAGCAGCGCCACGTCCACGAGGGCAAGGTCGGCATCGAGCAGCTGGTCGCAGGCGGCGAGCAGGCCAGCGAGTGAGCAGCGACCTCCAGCGTGCGCAGGAGCGCATCAGGCGCTGGCGCATCGATCCGGTGCAGTTCGTGCGGGACTGCTTCGGGGTCGAGCCTGACGAGTGGCAGAAGGACGCGCTTGCCTGTCTCGGTGGCGAGCCGAACCCGAAGCGCAAGCTGTGCATGAAAGCCTGCACCGGCCCTGGCAAGTCCGCCACGCTGGCGTGGGCAGGGTGGCACCGGTTGACGTGCTTCGCGGCCAAGGGTGAGCATCCGAAGGGCGCTGCGCTGTCCATCACGGCGGACAACCTGAAGGACAACCTGTGGGCCGAGCTGTCCAAGTGGCAGAGTCGGTCGAAGTTCCTGTCGTCTGCGTTCACTTGGACGAAGGAAAAAATCTACGCCAACGATCATCCCGAGACGTGGTTCCTGTCCGCACGCTCGTTCGCCAAGGACGCGAACGCCGAGGCCATCGGCCGCGCGCTGTCCGGCCTGCACTCGCAGTTCCCGTTCATCCTGCTGGACGAGACTGGCGACATGCCAACTGCGGTGGGCAAGGCCGCGCTGCAGATCTTCACGGGTATTCCGACCGATGCCGCGCTGATCCAGGCAGGCAACCCGACATCCACCGATGGCCTGCTGTACGAGTCGTGCGTCAACGCGGCAGGATCGTGGGATGTCATCACGATCACGGCCGACCCGGACGATCCGAAGCGCACGCCGCGCGTGTCCGTAGAACATGCGCAGGAGATGATCGACACCTACGGACGCGACAACCCGTGGGTGATGGCAACGATCCTCGGCCTGTTCCCGCCGGCTGGTTTCCGGTCGCTGCTTGGCATCGAGGATGTGACGGCGGCGATGAACCGCCACTACCGCGAGGACGACTACGCGCACGCTGCGCGTATCCTTGGCGTCGATGTGGCGCGCGAGGGCGACGATGCGAGCGTGATCTTCCCGCGGCAGGGCGGGGTCGCGTTCCCTCCGCAGGTGATGCGCAACGTCCGCACGCTGGAGGGCGCAGGTGCTGTCGCCAGGAAGGAGGACGACTGGGACACAGACGCGACGTTCATCGACAACACGGGCGGCTTCGGCGGCGGCTGGATCGACCAGCTGCAGTCGCTGGGACGTGCGCCAATCGGCATCCACTTCGCTGCGTCGGCCAGTGACGCGCGGTACGCCAACAAGCGAGCCGAGATGTGGTTCAAGATGGCCGAGTGGATCAAGGCAGGCGGTGCGCTGCCGAATATCCCGACGCTGATCGCCGAGCTGACTGCGCCGACCTACTCGTTCAGGGGCGACAAGCTGCTGATCGAGCCGAAGGAGGACATCAAGAAACGGATCGGTCGCTCGCCTGACTTGGCCGATGCGCTGGCCCTGACGTTCGCGTTCCCGGTCGTGCGTAACCCC